ATCTAGATTTTAGGGCATTTAATTATCCACTTACACCACTTGAAACATAAATCTCCACATTATCACCTGCTTTCACTTTATAACGGAGCTTATCCCAGCAATGTTGTCTAAATGGTTCAGTATCTGGTGCAGCAGCTGTTAAAGAAAGAATAGGCACCCAGTGTGAATCATTTTGCGGATCAGCAGAAGGAACATTACTTCCGAAAAATTCTACTTCTGCCCCGTTCCCGATCACCTGGTAATTGAAAATTGCAGAAGTACATTGCTCAGCTATATCAATATCCCCTGTCTTTTTCCCTTTTACATTAAAAACTAAATAACTCATTAACTCTCTCCATCACCATTAGGTGAAATAAACAAATCATCTCTACGGTTTAAAACATACTTACTGCCAAAATCTGCCATGAGGCTAAAACCAGTTATATTCACAATCTCAAACCACAACATTAAATTTTCATAAATCATTAACCCTAAAAGATCCCCTTCTTTAAGAATCAAATCTGGGATGTTGATTATCCTGTCCAATACATCTTCTAATTCATCATTAAATGGCTCTACTTGAGCAGTTAATACCAAATCTGAGGGGTTATTCATTGAGAAGTTCTTTTGAATATAACCACCATTAAATTTATCGAAATGAACATAAGCAGCGCCCTTATATTCATACTTGTAGTTGGGTTCATCTTGAATCGATAAAGTGTTCGCTTCAAAAGAAAGAGGATCTAAAGGTTTTGAATCTTCAGCTGGATTATTGAAAATTACTTCTTTTCGCCAAATTTGCGCTGGAATACTTGCTAGAGCATTCATCACAACACGTCTAGCTGCTAAACGGCGTCCATTTGCAACTTGATTTACTGATCTATTTAGCATTTCGACTTAAACCCTTCATAAAGACATTTAGCATGTCATTGTCGATTGCGCCTGATTTATGTAAGGCTTGAATTCTTTCAATTTGACTCGCTCTAACAGTTTCCACTTCAAAACGTTTGAGGGTTTTTAATTCGCCTTCTAAGAGCTTTTTGGCAACTTTATCAGCTCTACGCATCATTTCTTTTTCTGCTTTTTGGATATTGGCTTTGATTGGCTTAACAGAACCATTCATCAAATCCATTACTTGCTCGTTAATTGAATTCTGTATTTGCTTATCTGTTTGCTTATACCGTGCACCAACTTGTTTCTTACGGTCTTTCTCTACTTCCTTTTTAAGGTAGGCAATCCCTGCTGGTGAACTAATCCACTTAACAACGCGCAATACATGCTTACAAGCCACACCGGATAAATGCGGGTTACGTATTTTCGGAAAGCCGCCCTCATCACGTCCTAAATTGTAGCCGCCAATAGTTGCCATATAGCGGTACCAGAATGTATGACGTTCGCAATCACACTGAAATTTGATTTTGCCTTTAGCCAAGCGGTTTTTTACAGTGGTTAATGCCTGCTTGTCGATATCAAATACGACAGATTTAAAGTTTGAAAACTCAATCTCAACGTGATGATTTAAGACTTTACTATTTGGACCGGCATTCGTAAGTAAGTGCACTAAACCAGCTTTTCTGCTGACTGGTACCGCCAAATATATTTGCTCATTTGCACGGTCAATATCATCTTGTCGGCTTAAATTAATGATGTTTTGAGGGGTAATACCCTTACTATACTGATCTTTTAATAACTGAATGTTTTCCTGAAATGCCAAAATATCATCACGGGTAATACGCCGTGGCACTTCCCCATTTCGCTGACCTAAGGTTGTAAAAAGCACTCTCTCTACATCATATTTTTCGCCTTGTGCAATATCTTGTGGCCGCAAGAACATAGGCTTAGGGATCTTTCTTCCCCAATCATCATATTCAATTTCTTTTTCTGCAAATGCCCGCTGTTCTCTATCTGCACGCTGGCGGCTCTGTTGATCTCTACGAACTCCACCATTTTGCAAAGATTGGTTTAATTGCAGCTGGGCACGGCGTAAATCATCTGGCTTGAATGCTGACATATTAATTATCCTGCAAGTATTCTTTTTGAAGTCTTAAAAGATCAACGAGCCTTGGAAATGCTACCTTTTGTAGTGGTAGTTTTTCCCAAATACCGTTGGCACCACAGGCCACTAAAACCGCATCAATATGATTTCTTGAACCATAAAGCTTGTAGCTTAAGAGTGATGGATCTTGCGATTCATCCTCTTTAATCTCCCATACAATCAAGTTCTGAATATTATTCTGTTGAAGATTTCGGTGAATTAAATCTCTGATAGCATTTCGATAGTCATTTCTCATACTGTTTCACCTATTTAAGTTTTAACAGTACTTACACGAGCAAAGCCACCAATACCGGCTTTACCGCTGTTGCCATTACTTTCAGTAGTGTGACCAGCTTCGCCAACAATTAAAGTCATATACTGAGTTTTTTCGGTTGAATTCACATATCGGCAAATGAGTAAACCACCACTTGCACCACCACCACCAAGTGCCCAGCCATCATCTCCTACACCATTAGCACCATCACCACCAGCACCCCAGTTTGATACTGGACTAACTGATGCGCCGCCTTTGTGGTTTGTTTGGTTTGCAGCTGTACCAGCGTTACCAAGCTTGCGTGAAATTTCGGTTATGTTTGATGTCACAGTGATTACACCTGCTAAACCACCAGCACCATTTGAGAAAGCACTACCATTCGACCACTGACCACTGGTACCGCCCTTACCGCCACCAACAACCGCCAAATCAAGTTCATTTAAACGTAAGCGTGTATCTGTACCACTGGTCCCATGTGCCAATGCTCCTAACTCCCAGACACTGCCACCACCAGCACCACCAGCACCAACCAATATGAATTCTTTTTGTTCTTTTGGTTGAATTGGAATGATATAAACACCTGGTACTGTGTAATCGCCATTACCATCGTTTAGTGTTTCTGCAGCTACCTGAACAACGGACCAATTCACAGTACCTGAATACCCTATCCGGTTTTGACCTGAGCGGTCCCAAACTTCATATGAAAAACCCTTTTCAGCACGAGTAAGCTCCCATGCTTCATGTGTGCTTTCTGGTGTTAAATAGATTGCATACTTTGAATCACGTAAATCAGTAACTTTGCCACCTAGTTCAACTGTGGCTGAGCTACCAATATTTACACCTGCTCCAATTAATTTTGGATATTGAGCATCTAAGTTTTTCTTGAAATCGATTAACTGCTGCAACAAATTTTTGGAACTAAGATCTAGATCATCAATCTGTTGTTGTAAATCATCGTCTTTGGCTTTTACGTCTTTTTCAAATGCATATTGAGGGTGCGGATCCTCATGCTGATTATGTTCAGTCATGAGCTTACGAATTAACGCGCCGTATTGTGGATGAGGGTCTTCATCTGCACTATGCTGATTCATCAACATCACAGCAATTGGTGTGTTTGGATCAATCTTGATAGTTACGTTTTTTAAATTAACGTCAGTTAAAACAAATCCAAATGTTACAATGGCTACTACGTTTGCATGTAAAGACATGATTGATTGAGCAGCTGTAGTCGAGGCCACCGCAAGTAAAGTACCATCTGATAGGTAAATACCCATCTCAAACACTTCCATTGTTAAAGTTGGCTCAATACTCATCACAAAACGCAAAGTACCAGTTTCTGTATCTACACCACCACCATTAAGAGAAAATCTGGCTAATTCATTTTTAAGAGAAGTTAGGTTTTTCGCTTCAACTGATGCATCAAATTTGCCGGTACCAACAGCAAGATGAGTAAGCTCCCCACCAAAGCTAGCAACATCGCCTACTTTATTTAAAGCATTCCGACCTGCGTCAGTTAAAAAGAAATTAATAGCCATAACCCACCCATATGATTTATTGATCTATGGTAGTTACGGCAAAAAGGATCGGTGGGGGGCAGTTCCACAAAACTAATCATTTTCTTTTTCAGCTGCTTCTCTTAAAGCACTGAATCTTGACTTACGTTCAGCTTGTTCACGGCCTTCCGGTGTATCGTCAGTGACATTTACAGTTTCGTAAGCTTCAGTGTAGTGAACGTTTTCCAAGAATAAGAAAGCAAAAGCATCACCGATATCCGGTGATTTAATTCCCATCCGTTTCATTTCGTCTTTGCTTAAGATTTTATAACGAGCAAAGTCATCAAAACGGTATGGAACGTGGATTAACTGATCTTTAATTTTCACATTGTGTTTCTTCGTTTTTATTTTAAAACGGCCACTTGCGATTGCTCGCTGCAAACCAACATAAGCTAATGACCGTTTATTTGTAAACTCTTTTCTATTGTCATTACTAAAACATTGTGAGCCCCAATAAACAGGAACGTAGAAAATACCTTGCTTTTTAAGGTATTGGCCTAAACCTTTACCCGCCCCGTTATCATCTACAACCAAGTTAGCATTTGGGTACTGTAAAAGTAGCTCATTAATCTTTGCAAATAGTTCTAAGATATCATCTCTGTTTTTGCATAATGGAATATCTACAACTTCTACACGGCGTGCGCGCTCTCCCCATTGCGATTCACCCCAAACTTTAGAAACAACAATTACTGAATCGTCACGGCCAACACCACCACCAACGTCAACAGTAATGACATAACCGAATTGATGGTCATCAAAAATACTCGCGCCAACATACATTTCTTCGGTTTGACGCTTGGTGATTAAGAACTCATCTGATAAGTCTGGGAATTCACCTAAAACACGAATCTTATACTGAGCATCTTCCCTGCTGCCGTATTTTTGCCGTTGTTCCTGTAAGGATTGTTCACTAACTAGTGGTGACTCTTCCCCGTTAAATGTGAGTGCAATCCAAACACCACCAGCTCGATGACTTAACTTGTGATGAGTCTCATAGAACATACCCGCATTACGGGTAGGCTGTGAGGTCATTACTGCACGGTTGTCTTCATGCGTTAAGGCACCAAAAGCTACATCAAGGACAGCATCATCTACACCACTGGCCTCATCGACCCAGACCATGTAGTTATCGCCGTGGTTACCAGCTAAGTTTGTAGGTTGATGTTTTGGTGCTGTCTTCGCAAAGACATACCATTTTTCTTTATAGCCTTTGATGTATACGAGTTCAGACTGGTACCCAACATAATCAGCAAGCCAAGCCAAAGGCCCTTGCTTCAATCGTGCTAGATTGATACTGATTTCTTTCCAGACTTGTTTCTTTAACTGCCCAATCTGCGGAGCAGTAAACATCATGATGGATTCATCAAAAAACAAGAGATGCCATAAGGCAACAATACCGGCACTGGCCGTTTTACCAGTGTTATGAAGTACTAAGTCATCTTCACCCAAGAAAAATGGATCTGGATCGAGTACAAAACCGTAATATTTACCTTCACCTAGCTCAGTAACCGATGTAATTTTTAAAGGCTTATGTTCCCCATCTATAAGCCTATAAGATGCAAACTGTTCCCTACTTTCAGGTTTAAGGTTCATATATTGAGAAACAAGCAATTCAATCTTGTCGCCCTTTGACCACCCGTTACCATCGTATAAAGAAATTAAGCAAAGAATATGTGATTTATTGAATGTATGAGCTTTACCATTCTCATATTCAAACCGGAACATTTCCTGATAACCGGTTACTGTTTTAATTACATCTAGTTCTGTCTTACCATCTGCAGCAAGAATTTTATGATTTAGATTAATACGCTCAACTGGGATAAATTCCCCATTGGCTAATTTGATTAAAGTCCCTTTACCAAAGCAACCATGCCCCGATGCTACTGAAGTACGGCTACCATCAAATGCAATAGATTCAAAAAGTAATTCTTGTTGCCATGTGGGTTCGACACCTAATGCTTCTACGGCGAAAGCATAGATGTCGTATCGATAACGCTCACAAAGTTCCCACCATTCGGGAATTTCTTTTAATGGTGCCAAAGCCATACCGTAAAAACACCATTACTTAAAAGATTGAAAAAGGAAGCATTGTTGGATCTACAGCATCTTCTTCAAACTGATTCCCTTCAGTAATTGAAAAGCCTTTGGCAATTTTCGTACTAGCCCAAACAGCTAATAGAATTGCAATGTGTCCATTGTTTAAGCTGCTGCTATCAAATTCTTGCTGAAGGCCGTTTTTATCGACCTTACGGATTTCAAGTACGTTTTTAGGGTTGTACTGGTTTAGCTTCGGCTCAATTTCAATTAACTTTGCTCTGAAACGAGCTTGGTAAATTGAAATCACTTCTTCTAAGTGCTCTTTAGCATTGAAACTTAATTGCCAATTCTGTACTTGATCCGGTGAGTCAGTTACTACAACTGTTTGATCTCTTAAATCGCTTGGTACGGGCAAATTTGAATAAACAGCTGTTTTTTGAATAACAAGCTCACCTGTATCAGCAAATGCCGCTCCAATAAGTCGAATTGGTTGATCCGAAAACCCAGCAACACGGCTGTCTATACGAATAATTCCAGACATTACATTTATCCTTAGCGCCGTTTGCGTTCTAACTTGGTTTGGCATTCAATGCAGAATTTCACGCCACCTAAAGCACGGCGGCGCTCTGGTATTTCTTCACCACATTCAACACATTCTTTTTCAGATTCGCCTTCAAAACGGCATCGGTTTGCAATTTCTTGCTGCAATAAATAATCAGCACTTTCTTGTGCCTTATCGATTAAGTCAGTCATCTATACGCTCAACTGTAATTTCACCTGTTTCTCTATCACCCTTCACACGCTGGTGATCGAGTGATGTGTACTGATCAGCTTGCACTACAACTTTGTCGTTGATTGCGGGCTGTTCCGTTGCTGAGCCGTCAGGTTCATAGCCATTACCTGTGTTGTTGTCGAATGGACCACCGAAACCGATAACGTTAGGTGTATAACCCACAAGCTGAATATCTACAGTTGAGATAGAAAGATTGATTGCTTCGCTTGGGACTGGTGATGGAAAAAGTTCATTTTCAAAAACAGTGAATGTTGAATTAACAACATGATCATTCCATTGCTGAAATGGCACATTAAAACGGCGGTTATCGCTGCTAGACATGTATGCGCAAAACTGCCCAATGACTGAACGCAGATCATTAGGATTGGTGGCAAAGAAAGCGATTTGAGCACGTACAGTTGTTGGCACCAGACGAACCTTCACCCGTTTCTCATCAATGACCGTTTCAATAAAATCAGGCACTGGTAGTAATTGATTTACATCAGGGGGTTGGTCAGTTAACGCTGTTGCAGTAAGCATTACAGGTAAAATCACTTTGGATTCTTCCTCATGCTTCTGGCTTTTTCTATATTCAGAAAGCATTGCTTCTGAATCGTCCATCATCCGTGACGGACATGCTTTTATAGCGTTACCAATGGCTCTCAACTTCCAGTCAGCCGTTAATTGGGTCTCAGGCATATACCAAGCACGAAAATTGACAAGCTGCTTATACCAAGCGTTTTGGATGCATTTAAGCGAATCGTTGGGGTAATTCATTATTACCCCCATACACTAAAGATACTGCCAAAAGACTTTTTCGGCTTTTTAGCTTTTTCTTTTACACTTGGCTGATCCATGGATTGCAGAATTTGTTCAGCATGTTGTTGAACTGAATCAAAGCTCTTCACCGGATTTACCAAACCCGTATAGAGTTCTTTTTTGCGTTCTTCTCTAAGTTGTTGCAGGCGTTTCTGTTTATCAACTTTTTCTGAGAGTTCACCTACTAAGCCTTGAGCATTTCCTAACTCATTTAAAAGTTGAAGTTGGCTATTGATATTGTCGTAGGTCTGTAAGATTTGATCTTCAAGTAATTGGGCAATAATAATTTCAGGTTGTGATAACTGTGAAATATCTGTTGCGCTATCAAAGCAAGAAACAATACCTTCTGGCTCTTCAGGAACAAATAAACCATCAAATAACTGACCATCACCAACATTACTTGCATAATTTGGTTGCGCAACGAAATCAAAACCAAAAAAACCTGTTGGTATTAAACGGCCACCGACATTCTTGTAATTGACTGAAGTGCTAAAACCACCCGCTTGGGCTTTATAATCTTGTAATGCTATCTCACCAGGTTCGTTATCATAAAACTCTTCTCGGTGCTCAACTGTTCCATCCTTTGAAGCACGTAATTCAATTGTTTTAAACGCCCGTGAAAGATATACAACTTTACCTTTTATGATCACCGTTTCAGGCGGCACCATACCATAGCGCTGTCGAATTTGATGACCGTAAAATCCTTGTAATGAATTAGTAGCAACCATTTCTTGTACATGGTCACTGTTGATCAAGTTGACCATTGCATCAACATCGACATTACTTCGATCAACACCGGTATATTTACGGCATCGGTAATGTAAGTTGTAAGATAGAACTTTTGTCTTTCTATTTTTGCTAGCCATAAAAAAGCCCCAATGCTGTGATTGAGGCTATTGTTTCAGTTGTTCTACAGTTGAAATTTAATCAGTTCCAAATCAAATCTTTTGATCAAACTCAATCAATTCCAATAGCTTGTCATGCTGTTTATCTTCAATGGTTGCATCAAAGATGTATCCACTTTTAAGTGAGATAAAAACGTCATAAAAGCTTTCACTAACCATGCCGCCTCTATGTTCACTTTGGGAGACTTGCAAACAATCCATTTGAGATAAGTCAATTAATTGAGAGCAACCACGCTTTCGACAAAAAATACTTAAACGCATACATCACCCCATTACTTAACAAGTGTGCCTTCAACACCACGAGCACGGCGTTCAGCTGTACGCTTATTAAATTCTTCTAGCGCACTTTCCATATAAATAATGGCTTGTTTGTTGAACTCACTCGGAAATTTTTCATCCAAGGTTTTAGTACGGTGAATAAGTACTTTTAACAATGCTTCACTGGTAACCCCATTCACACCATGTTCTGGAATTGGGCCATCCTGAAAATGAATACTGATTTCAAAATCTTTTGCATTTTGGTTTTCAGGATTTGCTGAAATCTTATAGTAATGGCCCTGAGCATATTCCGTGATGCCTTCAACCACTTCCCCTTTAATAACTTTATCAATTTCTTGTGGTTCTAATTCATGGCTTGCATATCCTAAGAAATGATCAATTAATAAGTTTTCTCCCTGACCATTGATAGGTTCTGCGATTCCTACTAAAACATTGTCTTGAGCTTGTTGCATATAAAAAAAGTCCTGAACTAATGAACAGGACTATGAAATCATTTTGTATTTGAGCGCTAACTCAACAGTTCCAATTGAATTAAAGGAAGTTATAGACTGCATAAGGCTTAGCTGCTATTGCCGCTGCAAAGCTTGTAGTGCCTAAATCTCTATCAAACGCCATTGAGTGAACTTTAACGACAATATTTGCTGGTACTAAACGCCGTAATATCGGTGACAGCTCTACCACTTCATTTGCATCAACTGTTTTATCTAAAACAATCCTAATCCGACTTGTTAAGAAGTAATTTGGCTTTTCAAAATCAGACAAATAGGCTGGATATTCTTTTAGCTTTTCCAAGCTGTGCCATAGCCGGATAATCTGAAAATGATCTTTCCCCCACAACATTCGTAAAACAAACTCTAAAAACGCTAATCCTCTTTTATTACCCATGCTGCTCCAATTGGCATAGATAATTCGCATTAACGTGTCAGAGGTGTTATTTCGGCGTAATACAACAAGTCCGTTTTGTTTAGAGAACCGTTCTACAACTGTTTTACTACCGATATGAGGACAACCGTAATCCAATAAATCTTGAATGGACTGCTCAAAGTTTTGTGCAAATACTTGTTTAAATGCTTTAGCAAGTGCGGTTTGCAAGCCCGTACTCACATAGTGTTCATCGATAGGCCGAGTAAAGCTTATAGGGTCCATGTAGCCCCCGAAATATCAGCGGTGCGTTCCAACTCAACAGTAATGCTGTCTTTTGTCACATACACCCACTCATTAGGCTTATTCAACTCATTTGAAAGCATAATGGTAAAGTCACTCATCCGGTCTTGGAAAGCCACAATATTGTCATTAATCAGCTTCCCCATTTCTTGCGTATTAAAGCCATTAACCAGCCAACGACTTGAGCTCAATGATTCACGCCCGTATCGTTCTACAAGTAATTCTTTGATCTGTGTCTTAACCATATCTGTGTTATGTACAGAAGCCAAAGAGCCTTTAATTTTTACTTCAATTGGCTTTTCTACAACTTCATGTACATTCACTTTACCTTCATACAAGTTATCGCAATAACCAATATACCGACAGATATCTTGTTCTAACGTTGCTTGTTCAGCTGGGTTCTTGGCAACCACCACAAGGTTTAAATGATTAATGTCGCGGTATGTAATGGCAAAGTGTTGCTCTTGCAAAGTTTCATTCCAAACAGAAATAAACTGTGCCCGTTTCATGAATTTTTTACGGACCGCATAGTCAAAGTTGCCCAGAAATACAGCATCTTCATCGTAAAGCGATGGATAGCTTGATAATAAACGTAATTCAGATACAGCTAACGGATCTACGCCCTCTCTAATCACTCCACCAGCTTTAAAACGCACTGATATGCGTTGTTCATCATTAGAAAGTACGTCAAGTAAAGCAGCATCTTTTAAACGATTGACATCAACTTCCCCGTATGTCTCAAGAATTCCAATTATTACCGTTTCATTGGCTTGCAGAGTACGACCAGCTCTCTCAGAATCGCCAAACTCAATAAACAATCTTCTTAGATTATCTGTAGTAACTGTTACAGCATATTCACCTGGTTCAACATTCATCCAGCGCGGCTTAATTACATAGTTATTATTGCCCTGCTTAATCGAAATATTTGCAAGTGAAAGGTCCTCTAAAAGGTCTATTCGATATTTATGGAACCCTTCAGTAACTGGTACTACATATTTAATTTCACGGTATTCACTTTGTTCGGCTATTACTTCCGCCGTCTCACCAGCTTTAACAGTAATGGATTGAAGCAACCGCCACACTCTACCGCCGCTATGGTCCTCAATCATTCGCCCTTGACTTAAGCTCACAGCATTTGTTGACCGGTTAATGATTTCAATTAAGTGCTGACACGGCGTACCTATAGGCAAAATGCCTTTATTTGTAGCATCCGCAATAATTGAGCGGTCACGTGTTTTGGTAAATGGTTCAATTGAAGCAATATCGATTTCTGGACCAAATGCAGTCAAAAAACTAGCCATAGAACGCAGCTGGTGAACGACAAGTGGATCTTGAGCTTTATAGCGTTCCTGAATCTCATAATCATCTATCGCTGCTTGGAGCTGGGCTTCAAAATCAGCTTGCGTTAATGTCATATGTCTCACCTGTTACTGATTTACCCAATCGGTCTGCTACTTGGTTAAGATCTATATTCACATTCATGATGCTTAAATGAATATGAACCGTCTCAAATCCTTCGGTTTGTGAATACAGGGCTAATTGGTCAGAGTTAAGCTCAGATAATATTGGTAGATCCTTTTTCATCTTAATAAGAAAACTATCTGCCACCCTCGAGTCTAAAGGTGCCATTAGCAAATCATAAAGAGGTGCACCAAAATCAGAACCATACTTCCCATTGACCGGATGATTAAGCCAGTACTCAACCATGTCTAAAATTGTTTTAGATGTGATCATTAAGAAGTTGCTCTATTACTGAAAATCATCAAAAGCTTTACTAGTATTGCAGTGCCGATCTGGTAAGTTGAAAAAATGGTGAAATAGATTATGAATATCCATAATGAAACGCTTAATGCATCAAAATATGAAGCAACGTTATAGATTCGCCAATCAACAAGAATAATAGTGATCAATACACATGCCATACTTATGAAATACATATATCTGATTTCTTTAAATAAGAGGCTTATAGGCACATGACGGAATTGTTTAATATACGCAGCTTTATTCTTGCTATTCCATCCTGTAACAACGGAAAGATAAGCTAAAAATGCAAGAATTAAGACAATATCAATACCGATTTGAATTTGCATAAAAAACACCCTTAATACAGTTCTTATTAAGGGTATTGCTTTTGTATATATGTAAGCGTGAATGGTTCCATATTTGAAAATAGGAAAAGCATGGATTATTATATATACAAAGCCCGCTCCACTTATGACACGAGAACGTATAGGGTCATAAGTGTAGGTTAGAAGATGTCGCAACCCATCTCTAACTACCGGGCTTTTTTTTAATGCACTTCAAAAGCTGTAAGCAGCCATGCATTACTACCTTCTCGCTTAATCAATGACGCTTCATGCGAATTAAATACAATATTTATTCTTGTAGATAATCCACGTTCTGTACGCCGTTGTGTACTACCTTGAGCGATTGTTTGCACAATAGTATCCACAAGCATATGCACAACTTCATCATATGTCATGCCATCACTTTCCATACGGCGCTTGATAATATGCTTAATGCCCTGTTTATCACTGCCATACTCAAAATCCACCCAGCCTAGATCATTACGATACATAGCTCTATGCACTGTGGTTTTTTCCATAATGGCTTTGTTCATTGCAGCTTTACCACGTGTGATATTTGCTGTAACTGATTTGATTGGACTCGCACTATCAAATTCAGGCTTTCCCAGTTCGGATTGACCAGCCTCCGAACTTATACCAAGTTGTTGCTTAGCATGTTCAATTTGTTCCTTCAGTTGGTCACGCTGAGCGGTTTGTTTTGCTAAATCTTCATCTAGCTTTTGTTCTTGTTCTTGTACTTCTTTAATTTTCTGATCTACAGAAGTACGGCGCGGCGGCAAACTGACTTTATCCCGTTTATTTTGTTCTTGAATCTTTGATTGTGCTTCACGGATAAGTTTAGCTACACAACTCACGGCGTTTTCAAATGTTGCTTATAGTCATCACTAAAATCGCCTGATAACACAATTACTTTGTCGTTCAGTTCGGCCTTGACCACATCTGCTAAAGCTCGAACATAAAGTGTGAGCGTAGCGCCACCTGAAAAGAAAAATGCAACTGGTAAAACGCTAACACCAGCAACACGCTTAATTTTGCGAAATTCTGGTGTAACAATCGTTTGGCCTGTTGCTTTTTCTAATGCCGATTGAATCTTTTTAATGTATGGAGTGGAAGCTGTAACAGCTGCAAGATTAAGACTGCCCATGAAAAATAACCTCATATCAATGAGGCTATTTTGATATTGCTAAAACCTAAATAATGATAAAGGTTCCATCCAAGTTTCAAAGCATTGCACTTAATTAAAAATATACTACACATATCATCTAATTAAATGATACAACTGAATGATAGGCCACAAAGAATGGCTGAAACATCATTAATTTATTTACACGGAATTTTTAAATGTATTTTGTTTATGAAGGTCAAAAGATCACCCTTGACCCAAATAAGATTCAACAATTTGGCAATAACTTAGTTTATGCAGACACACTACTGTGCAATACAAATGAATTAATTGTTAGTAAACATAATGGTCAAGAAATCTCAATTTCTACTAAAAAATTTACACCCTTTTTTAATGCTACTTTTCCTCAAATGAATGTTCAAATCCAGTGGCTGAATATTCAAAAGACTGCTGAGTTAAACACGTTAATCGATATCGATAATTCTCTAGTTAATAACAAAAACGATAAGATTCCATTGACACTAGCTCAACAGAAAGTTCTCAATGTAAAAAATCCAAAAACTTTTGATTCTCGCTATGAAAGAGAATTAATTATTAAAAATCTCTCTAGAGCAATTCAAGATTTTGTGAAATGAAAAAAGCCAGCTAATAGCTGGCTTTTTATTAGGGGAGTCCTATTTAGACATCTTTATATTTTGATAAGCCCTTATCGATTCACAGGTTCGAAAGGAAAGCGTTTTAAAACCTTCCCAAGTTCAAGCACCTCATCTTTATGAAGAAAATCCCACAATTGATTAAAGCGTTCACGCAATTGCACAACATTAACTGGTGTGTGGTGTAGTGAATATTGCTGTACAGAAACTGCTCCGCTTTCTTGAATCGATATCCAAAAGTTTTTAGGTCCTTTTGGAGATTGATACTTTAGCTCCTCACCTAATTGCTGTGCAATGTCATAAGCAAGAGGGTTTTCTAATGCTGGATAACGAGCAGCGAGATTATCTACAAACTTTTCTAAACGTTTAAGTGTATCTGTTTCAGCTGGAACTAGCTCTTGTAACGGCAAGAGCTCAAGATACTGCTTCGCCTCATCAAAATGGATTGAAAGCAATTGGCTATATTTAGCAATTCCAAAGTGGCGATTATGACGAATCCACATTGAAGCTCTTAAGCTTCGATCCCTCCCTGCACGGCGATCAACTATCTCGTGCAGTGCATTTTGTTGTTCTGGAGAAATGGTTAAGCGTTGGTTTATTGCTTGCCCTTTAGTCCAGTATTCCCACAGCACATCGTCGCACTCTTGCTGGTACATGATCACAGTATCTCGAATTTCGGGATTAACCTTGTTTGGACTTATAGTCATTAACCATCCAAAAAGCTTACGAACAGGTAAACAAACCATATTGTACTGTTTACCATCTTTTCCAGTTGTCACTATTTCAGTGATAACTGAACTAAATCTTTGTTTTAACTTTTCATATTGTGATTGCCATGTGAGGCCCATTCCTTCAACAATTGGGCGCATGGCAGTAAATGGCTGATTGTTGAATTCAATAATTACTAAATCAGCACTATGAAAAGGTACATTAATTTGTGTTAAAGTACGCATGTTGTTGCTCCTATGCAATGACAGGCCTCGTTTTCTTTCCACGGACTGCGAGGCTTTTTTGTGGTTAAAAATTTACATATTGTTCTTCTGTTAGATTACTTAATAAATTAAAAAAAGTAGGTCGAGTTTCCTTAGTTAATTTCTGTCTAGGAAATTCACTTAATATTTTGACTGCTTCCACAGGATCTAACTGTGAAGTAAATGGAACTGATAATTGAATAAATGATGTTTTATCTGTTTCCAAAGCTGTATCCAGCACATCTTTTACTTCATTGTAGCGCGGCTTCCTTTGCGCGGTTAGGAAAAGTCCATCAAAAATAATATAAATCTCGTTTAATCCTGGTAATTGGACTTTCGCAATTGCTCCCATGAGGGGCAAATTAGTTTCAGGCCCGTCATCTCTACTAAACCCATCAGTAGGTGTACGATAAGTCGCAAATAAGATTACTTCTTGACAATTAGGTAGCTTCAAATAGTCGAGCAAATTAAGACAATTTCTCGTGGTATTACTTTCGTGATATCTGTGAGCAATTATTAAATCTTCATTATTGTAGAGCGAGGCAAGATAATTCGCATAGGGTAAATATCTTTGGCAAGATTTGGTTATGTAATCTGATCTAGAGGAGAAAAGATTTGAGTTATGTACTTTATCTTTTAGAAAGTCATCAATTTTTCGTGTTAAAGATATGGGAATTGTAACGTTAATCTTTTCAGTCTTTTCCGCATAGATTGATGTATCAATTGTTATGACATGAAAAAAAACATCTTTATCACGTTTTTTAAATGTTACTGAATTAATTTCAGTCGGCTCAGGAATATCAAGACCTTGGTCACTTAGAAAATCAAAATACTCAAGCGTCTTCTCATATACCTTCCTAATCACCTCGTCATAACTGGAACCAGTAGCATTAATATTCGGTTTATCAAAAAGTGCAGCCTCATAAATATCTTTTTTAAAGAAAGACTTAGATTCTGTAATCTTTACAGCAACTGTATAGTTTTTCACCAAGAACTCCTTTTGAATGATATTTCAGATTTTTAGACACCTTTTTTAATAATAGTTCTAAAAAAAATATTGTCAACAAATTTAAAATCAAATAGTTATTAATAAAAATTCAACTTATTGAAATTATTAATTTTAAATTTATAACCCCAAGATTCCAAAATTAAAGATTTATAGAGTTACAACTCTATACTGTGATTTTATTTGCTTCACTTACGTTAAGTTAAGTTAAGTTAAGTTAAGTTAAGAATAGATCAAGTTATATGAAAAAAAATGCCGTGATAACTATCACGGCGGTTTTTCTTGATCATATTGGAAAAATCACAAACCCTTACATGGATTATTTAGAGGTGTCACAGTAGCAACACTACTTGCACTTCCACCCAATTGTTTATACTTGGCAAAGCTTTGATTTAGAGTTTTTTGCCCATACTCGATCCGTTGAGCAGCTGCATAACGCCTATCTAAACGAGTGACACCGCTAAAACTTTGTAACCTATCTTCTTCTTTTAAAACGTCTTGTGCAACTTTAATACTATTTCGTGCACTAACAACATTAGAGGATTCTATAAATAGCTTATAATTATTAGTACTTTTGCATAGATTAATTTTTTGTCTATTTTCCCGCTTCTTAGCATCAATTAAACGGGCTTGTTCCTCCCTCTCCGCATCGGCTCGATCTCTTGCTTGTTTTGCTAAACGGATTTCTTCTTCCCATTCCTCTTTTTCCCGTTCTTTAGCATTCTTTTTATTAATTGCTTCAATATATTCAGCCTCTCTTAACTCACTAACTTTATTTAAGTACTTGTCATAAGCCATCATAAATTTTTCACCACAACTATTGGCAATAAAACGATGGCGCATTTGAAAAGTTTTTACTAGATTGTTTTTGCTATTTTCATCTAATTCAGGATTATTGATTCTAGCAATGTCAACTAAATCATAATAAATGTCCACATTTACATCTGAAGAACTATATATTCCTTGCTTATATATCAAATTATTAAAAATTGAATCTGAATAGGCATCAGGATTTGGCGTTCCCTGTAAGGCTGCAATTTTATATTGTGTATCTAATATTACATTGCCAGTTGTCCTTTTATAGAACTTACAACTTTGCTTAGAATCTAAACCATATTTTTCTCGTAAAAGAACATAAAGTTCGTCCATGCCACCATAAGACACTTCAGGGTTTGTACTTAATAAATCACAACTAAAAATACAAAGTTCACTAACTACCTTTGTCGAATTAATATTTTCACTGTTGGTAGCAATTATTTGTTTATTCAGAATATCATTAACACTTGTAGCAGCTTGAACATAACTTGAAAAAGCTGCCGTAACTAAGAAAGATAATTTTAATAATTTTAAAGTCATATATATCCCAAAACTAAACGTCTAATTTCCCCATTCCAATGCCGCCAGTTAGAGCATGAGCAAGGAAACGATCACTAACATTCTGCCCGATGTTACCATTATTCTGATTTACAACAACAACTTCCTGTGGGTTAGGAGTATTTAAAGGTTGCTTAAACGGCGTGACATTAGTTAATAATCTATTTTGATTATTTAATGAAGGTTTTGCTTTTGTAGTAGCTTGGGGAACGATAGCTTTTTGGGTGCTTAAAACACTAGCAACTTTAGCTCTTGTATTTTCCACAATATGACTTGATTTCAAATCTGATACAGCTGGGGTATTTTCTTTAGGTAGATTAGTTTTCTGTTCCTGAACGGTTTTATCAATGTTAGCTCTGTATTTATATTCCTTTTCTAAATGCGGTCTATAATCAAATGACTTCCCATTGCGAAGCTTTGTTTGCCCATACGCCCATCTTACATATTTTGTGCCGAGAACTCGGGCAATATCTTCTTTTGATGCATTTGGGTTTTTCTGCATATAAGCTTTAACTGAAGCATATTCTGGATTCGTTTCGATTTCATGCTTCATAAATGCACCTTGTGCATCTAAAGCTGCTTGGCTCCGTACCATATTACCGTTTGCATCAAGTAATCCCCTTTCCTTCATATATGCCGTAAGCCGGTCTTTACGAGCTCCTTGCCAAGAAATCATTCCCATATTTATTCCACCAGCTTTATCTTGATGTTTACCAAACAAGTATTCATCTCGATAATCATTTTCTCGACCAACGGAAGCAGTTAAACCAGCAGCCCAATTATCATTAAAACCTGCTTTCTTCATAGCATTGTAAACTGCAAGTTGCTTTTCCTTAGTTTTTTCACCAATTGGAGAAATAGTTGATCCATAAGCAGGTACATTTTTATTTGCTCCAAAACCCGGCTTATAAACTCCTTGCCCAATGCCCCATGTGGGAACGCCGTCATGAAATGGATTAAAGCGATTAAATTTATCCTTAATGAAATCTAAGGTATCACTAGCAGTATCTTTAACACCGTCTACAACTTTTGATGCTGTACCTTTTGTCAGTTCAAAAGCATTGGTTGCATAGTTAACAAACCCTTTCCAAGCAGTATTAATAATACCTGGTACATCTGCAGCAATTAATGAATCTGTCCACTCTTTAAAATACGGCGCAACTACGGTACCTAGCTTATTCCCAATCCAAGAACCAGCCATACCACCAATTAATGTTCCAACTGGACCAAATAAAGACCCGACAGTACCACCAATTACTCCACCCGCAAGACTACCAACAGTACCGCCTTTTTCTTGTGTGCTTTGTTCATTCCAATCTAATAATGATGCACCAGCAGCCAATGCACCTATTACGGGTAGACCACGGCCAAACTTAAGAAATTTACCTAAGCCCTTTCCTAATTTCCCTACACCTTTCTTTCCTTTGCCTAGAGCACCACCTAGAAGCCCACCACCAGCAGATAACACGGAAGTAAGCAATTTCCCTAGAGAACCTAACAAACCACCCTTAGACGCCAAATTATCGGCAATACGCTGCAATAACTTTATTTGTTTGCGGTTATGGTTCTCTTGTTCACGAGGTAATGGCTCATTTCTCTTTTTACTACGCATCAATCCAGTTAATGGCCGCAAAGCTAATCCTGCTGCACGGCGTACAGGTGAAAGTAAATGACCAACTTCATTGATTGCGTCAACTGTAGGATCTACACCTTGTGTTGAGTTCGGCATTACTCCTTTAATCGCCGTAGATATCGTTTGGGCAACTTTACGAATTGATGATTGGTTTTGGGGTTCATTAGGGTTTGATACAAAACGGCCTTTTTCGTCACGCTCTGGTACACTAGGATTTACAATTTTTGATAAGTCATCATGACTATTAATTTCTATAGCTGGTTTTAAACTCTTAGGTTGGTTAATTTGTTTCTTTTCTACAGTCTTAAGGTCATCAACTGATTGCTCCAATACACCTGCAAAGTCTTTGACAAGCTTGTCTGCAACAACAAATGCTTGAGTGATTGGATTTGCTTTTTCTTTTAATAAATCTTCAAAATCTAAAGTTTGTCTATTATTGACAGCATTAAGCATCTTTTGAAATTCAGTCAGTTTAGGCTGAGGCTGTGCGAGCTGTACTTTTTGCTCTTCAAAGCTTTGAGTAAGAATATCTATGATCTTCTCAATATTTGAATCAATCGTACTTACTTTTTTTTCAACTCGTTTCATACCAATAATGAAACCAAGTTCATCATAAGATAAAACTGGATTATTGTGATTTGAATCTGTCATAACAAAAATGCCCCATACTGATATAGGGCATTTTGAATCATAATTATTTTTGAATTTTTAAGTGTTCCAACCAAAAATTTAATTAAAACTTAATCTTTAGAAAATAATTATTATGATCCAAAACATCTAATTCAATTTGGTATCCTAGATCGATTAGGGACTGTTGTAACTCATTGACTACTGCCATTGTAGCTCTTGATTTTGATAAGGTGAAAGTCATTTCTTTCTGTCCTTTTGCGGCAAGAGAAGTAATAAATACACCTACTTCTTGTTTCAATTCCTCAAGTGTAGATGGCTGTGCAGATTCTGAGATTTTAGCTGCTTCTGCTGCTGAAATAAGGGTCATAACTTAATACTCTATTTAATTAATGATTTTAAGCACTTTGTAAAATATAAATGCCACATGCATTATAATTAATAGAAAGATAATAATTTCAATGGTGTAAAGTTTTATATAAAATCTATTCATTTTTATCATCTGGCTCTACTTCACCTGCTTCAATTAGCGCTAACTTACGCATAAACGCCTCTTCTTTTTTCTTCTTCATATTAGCTTTAGCGATTGCCATTCTTTCTTCAGCACCCGAAATAACAGAACTACGCCGTGCTTGAACTTCCGACTGGTCTTTAAGATCATCTACATCTAAGCCCCAGAACATTGCTTCTGTCTTGGCAATGTTAGAAATGCTGATACTTTGCTTAACGTTTAAATCTACAACTTGACATATAAGTCCCATCTTGAACTTGACTAATGCTAATTGTTCCTCAGTTGGATTATTTAAATTCAGTACTTCATCTCTAATATGAATAACACTATCGATAGTGTCTGTAATTAACTCTCCAAGCTTATGAGCTCTTATACGGTTGTTTTTGACAACCAAAGCTGACTTTAGATAGTTCTCGTTGACTGTAGAACGGCCACCGTTGTTATGACCACTATTTTTTGAGTTTTGACTATTAAATTCAGCAATATTTGACGTTTTTTTGACAGAATTTTGACTATTACTTTTTACAGTTTTTTCAGTATCTTGTGTATCTTCTTGACCATTGTTTTTTTTGGTCAATTTTTTAATCTCTTTATTAAGCTCCTGAGCTGTCTTTTTGACTAGAGATTTAGCTTTCTTTTTCCATTTCTCCGCAAGTGCTTTACGGCGTACAACGGATGGCGAAGGCATCTCACAACCGAGTTCTTCGCCAACCTGATCAACTAAACCTTGCCACGTAATCTTAGGAGAAGATTCATAGACTTCTTTTAGCCGGTTCCAAATTTCTTCCGAGTATTCAATCTTGCGAGCCATTAAAGTCTATCCCTTATTCAGTAAATAGACCTATTTGTTTTACTTCAGCTATAGCTTGTTGCTGTAAAGAAGCCTTGCTAAAACGTTTTTTATTTTGGATCAGATCAATTAGAGCTTTTTGCTGTAAATCGTTCTCTTCGCGTTGGAATACATCATCGATAGCCATTTCTAAGTTACGGATTTGTTTCGCACGATTTTGTTCACACTCACGCACTATACGCATGAGGGTGTGAAGTTCAGGTAAAACCTTTTCTTGGATAGACTGTTCTTGAGATAAACATGCTTGAATAAGCCCCTTTGAGGCTTCAAGTAACTCAACCGTTAAGGCTTTAGGGAAAGAAGTAATATGCTGTGCCGCAGCCATACTCAATTGAAATGCCATAGCTTGAGTATATTCACTCATCATTTCACCAAGACTGTTAAACAGAATACCTGCTACAGAAGCTGTTTTATCTAGTTCCGGTTCAATCGTAAAACCAAGAATCCAGTCAGCTGAAACACCATATTTTTGACATAGCAAAGAAAGTAATTCTGCATCTGGCATTAACTTACCATTTTCGATTTCACTCATTCGATTTTTATGCGGTGTACCGAATATTTCTAATGCTACGTCTTCTTGACGTAATTGAGCCATGTCACGCGCCATTGCAAGTTTTCTTCCGATAAGTACTCGACGTTGCAAATCGCTCTTTTTCGCCATTTAAATGCTTCTCCCAGCTAACCAATCAAAATCTACAGTTTTTGACAACCAATCAGTTTCATCAGTAAAAACGCACGAAAGCCAGACACAACCCTCTTCACATGGTTCTGCCAGCTTAATTTGTTCACTTATGAAAATATTGTCGTCTTTGAATAACAAGCCATCACCTTTGACACTATCAATTAGTAGTTTTGGATAGTTATCAATATCAAATCGTGGATAAGTTTTAGCGCTGTAAGAACGAGTTTTAAGTGGTGGCTGAACAATTAACCGTATTTCACAAAGTTGATCGATAGCTTTTAACTTAAGTGCTCTAAACATAGGTCCATATTGTTTTTGAACCTTGTCCTTATACTTTTTAGCACCTACTGAAAGACTATTTCTTTGCTTTCCGTTCTGATCAATTGTAGCCCGCCAAATCTCGTTAGCGCTTAATCCATAAGGCAATTTGATTGTGATGTATTGCTTACCAAAAATGATAACACCACCTGTACTTCCCCTATACACACTATTTTCACCATCATTTTCTTTTTCTACATGGCACGGGAAAAACACATGTTTATTTGAGCTAGCTTTATGCTTTTTAACTTTGTTATTACCTGATGAAACACTGAAATCCTTAAAGAATTCCTGTCTTTTATTATTGGAGAAAAACTCGCTCCACTGACGGCGGTTACTTTTTTTTAATCATAACGACCTCAAATCAAGCAAGTAAGATTTACATAAACTTGAAGCTCTTCTTGCATGACATAATCCTTAAAAACACTTAGTTCCAGAATTATTAACCGTTAGATTTATTTAGAAGTACCCTTGTTCCAATTCATTATTTTTGTTTGTAAAAAAATGCTCTCTTTTATATATGCAAAATATATTGATCCTCAAAAAAACATCGAGCTGGTCCTACTTACCAATGTGTCAGCACTTTTAGGATAGGGGCCCTATCATTTCCTTCTTTTTAGTAATTTAATATCCAAACCCTTTTTACGTAGGATTTGCATCACACACCAAAATTTTAAAGGCCACATCTAGTTTCCCTTTATTATAAAATTATTACCTAGGGGTTGTTTAGAAATCTAAAACTTTTATAACTCTTACTCAGAAATTCTCTTTTTCATCAACCATAAATTACATAAAATATTATATTTATCCACAACTTAAATAAGCTTGATTCTTTAATTGATAAACTCACTAGAATAATATTTCTTAAAATAATAGGAGTATATTGACAGAAAAAAAGCTAAAATATTACTCTCTAAAAGTTTTCTTCATAAAAAAGCATCAAAAAATGAAAACTATCATCGTAGCTTTTGTACTCTCAGCAATTTTGATCATTCTATCATTTTTATTTTACATGATTATAAAAACCCATTATAAGAAATAACAAAGAATTAAAAAAGCTCATTTCCGAACCAGAAATGAGCTTATGAAATCCACATAAACCTGAAATACTAAGTATGGCTACTTAGCAATATTAAATTAAATGAATTTCTTTGAAGAATCAATATTTTTTTTAAAAAAGTATCTAAAAAAATTTAAAATTATTACAAATATTATAATTATAGCTTTTAGCAAAGTTAATTTCTTTGCTGCTACAAAAAAGTAAAAGTTCAAAAAGAATAAAACTTCTAAAATTAGTTAACGGGACTAAGAAAACTATTTTTTAAAAGTTGCTTTATAATGTTTGGAATTAAAATAATTTACAATCTCTTCCCCATTATTTTGATTTTTTTCTAAATTTAAGGTTAAAAAATCTAATTCCGATTCCAAATTTATAAACTCGGGAATATATTCTTTGATAGGAGGGGGTGGCTTAGGGCCCCCTTCAGTAATTTTTTGAATAAACCCAGCTAACCATAAAATGTATTCTTCTCTTAAATTATAAGAAGGAATCAAACTTACATCAATCTTTACCTTACAATCATTTTTACTTTTACTCAGTACTTCATTGAAATCAATAAAATTATATTTCAGCTTATATTCTGTACCCTTAATTTCTTTTCGAATCACCTTCATAAGAATATACATATTTTCTAAAACATCTTTAGAAAATAGTTTTTCATTTTTCATTTTTTTGTAAATAGTCTCAGCAAGAAAAAGATATTGTGGCATGTTACAAATTCCATTTCATAATTTCCTCTTATTCTATAATATAGAATTATTAAATTAATATTACAAGAATTTACTCAAAGTTTTTTATTTTAAATTTTGAAGTAATATCAAAATATTAAGATAGTAATTCCTAATAAAAAGGTCTATTTCTTTTTTAAGAAATAGACCTAGCGAAAAAAGCGCTCAAACCTAAAAATGGCTGATTTAGTATTAGCTGCCCTTATTCAAGTTGGTACTATTAAGTAATTTAGAAAATGCTCAATTAACCTCTCTCTTTAAATTTCTCTGCTTCCATCTAGTCCCTACATCTTATGAAATGGACCCCATATTGCATTCATATTCTTGAGCTGCTTCTCTTCGTAGTTAAGCCTTTTTCTGATTAGCTTGAACTTGGGTCGGGGTTAGCTTGTTTGGATTGTATTTTTTTGAGCGTTTTTTGCTGGTTGCTTTAGATTTCATTTGCACCCACCCCCTTTAGCTCTTAACTTTTCAGCAACTAAACGATCAGCTACACGCTTAACTCGATTCCAAACAAAGTTGTGATCAATTTCAGAACGACCTTGATAAATACGTTCAAGTTGAAATGCCGTAACTGAATAATCCACTTCTAAGGCCAGTAAATCCCAATCTTCATTAAAAGCTGTAGCGTAGGGAGTCAATTGGCTTTTCTGTGCCAAAATACGCAATTGGCGAGCATCTGGACCACGTTTTACAACTGGTTTTGGCTTAGATTTGATTAAACCAGTGGAAAGCGCCCATTCAACACAAGTTTCGCAACGACAACATAAACGCTTATACATAGGTCCTGTGCCGTGAGGCATATTGAGATCACGCCCTATAGACTCAACGTGTCGAATTTTATTACCAGGATGTTTCAGCCATTTCTTAACTGCTTTTTCTAATGCTTTTCGCTCCTTAGATTTAGCTGCTACGTTTGAGTAAGCAACTAATGCATATTCAGATTTTTTCATATCAACAAATGCGTTCACTGTGCTTTACCTCCACCTATACGAGCATCATCCCAATCACATTCCACAATATCTAAGCCATCATGTTGAAATCTTGACCAAAGCCGGTCCCCAAGATCATCGCGAACCTCAGAAAGGCTTAGGTTTGAAATCACTACTGTTGGCTTCATCTCGTCATAACGAGTAAGTAGAACCTTATGAACACTCTCAAGCAGGTGAGGACGTTTTTCAGCACGGTCATGTAAGCCATATTCGTCAATAATTAATAAATCTTTGCCCACATAACGTTTTAGTGCTTCATCTTCGCTATCACCGCTACGGCGATAGGCACCCGCAATATCTTCAGCTAAGTCTGCAGACGTAATGTAAATAGCCTCCCAGTTTTTAATGATGATATTTTTCAGAATAGATGAACCTAGATGGGTTTTACCTGTTCCAGTACGACCAACAAGGAGTAAATTTCTAAAAACACCTGCATTGAAATCCATAGTGAACTTTTCACAAGTTTTACGAGCTTTGTCTTGTCCTTTGTGAGTTACTGCATAGTTGCTAAAGCCGCTATTTACATGTCTTTTAGGGATACCAGCTCGAGCCATTTTCAAATTTAAAATACGAATATTCTTATCGCTTTCATATTTTTCATTTGACTGCTTCATGATTTTTTCAACACAAGACTGACAAACGATTCGACCATGTACATTGATCATTTGTTCTTTGTGGATCTTACAGATCTGGTTTGTATGGGAAATTTTATATTCCAATTTTTGAGGCACTGCGTTCATATCAACTCACCCTTCACAGCTGTGTGAGCAACCGGTTCATATTTCTTTGGCGCTCCCCATTGATCATTTACGTTGCGTGGTAACGATTGATGGTTTGACTGTTGACCAGTAGTCATTTCGGGTTTTTCGTTTAGGTACCAAGATGCTTTGAAGGCACCCCAAGGATTTTGTCTTTTCAAACAATATTCGACGGCTTGCTGAAGTGTGATTCCTGCTTTTTGGGCTTCATTCAAAAGTGCGTCAAAAGCGTTTTCGGTGTTTTGAGCTTTCTTGGCTTTACGTACTTGTAAGAACTCAGCAGCGTCTTTCTCAGGTACACCATTTTTTTTCAAAGCACTCTTGAAACTAAATTTTGCTTGAGTCGATGAATCAACTTCGCCAACGGCGGAGTTGTTATTCCCTTCTGGATTCAGTGAATCAGGATTCAGATTAAGGGAATCAGGATTCAGATTAAAGGAATCAGGAATCAGGGCGTTTTGGTCTGAGATAGAAACAGTTTTAGAACCGTTATCTAACTGTTCTTGTGTGTTTCCACTACTGTTTGCTTGATTCGATTCACTTTCTTGATAACTGTTTTCAACAGCAGAACCAGTATTTTGAGGGGCAAATGGACCTGTTTTATCGTAAAAATGCTTTAAATCAGCTTTATTTAGCTGAATTGCCTTTCCAACAATTGTTTTGTTTTTTGGATTACGTTGATAGACAGTGTAGATGCCATTTCTGTCAGGTAGCTCACTATCTTTCTCAAGACCATGTGGGTTTTGATGTTTAACAAAGTTAACGATATGGATAACATCAATACCATCAGCGTTATATAACTCGATAAAACCAAACTTAGAAATGTTCTCTAACTGTTCTGCAACGTTTATATCGTCTGCAGGAAATAAAGACATTTTGATTTTCTTAGGTCGATTTTCGAGTCGGCCTTCGCGATCTGCTAAAGTCCAAAGCCCTATAAATAGCAATCGTGCTTCATAAGGTAATTCAATAATGTCTTCATTCATAAAGAATGAGGGCTTAATATTTCTAGATCTTGCCATTTCTTAAGCTGCCTCATATAAGTGTTCATGTGCAAAATTTGCACGTACTAAAGCTTCAGAGAATTGAGGAGGTACAGAATTACCTACCATTCTTCCCTGTTCTGTCTTAGTTAATTTGATAGTGTTTCCATGTTCATCGATCCCATGATCAATGATGTAAGTAGGTTCAAAACCTTGTGCAGTGAATAGTTCTCTTGGCTGAAGCATACGGAAGCCAATATCAACAATTTGGTGCAGCTCACCTTTAACCATTACAAGGCCAAAACGATCACGTGTTGGTATCGTACGAAGTGGCTCATGAATGCTATTTCCGTCTTTCTCACTACCGTAGAAGGCAGTTAAAAATGCTTGTACCAATGCAAAATGACCCGCACTTGTAGTAATGGTGTGTAATGGTTCATCTACTGGTTGACCAATGTTGTTATTACGCAGTTTCACCAGGTTGCTGACGACTAAACTGTTATGATCTTTTGCAGTAATCGTATGAAGTGGTTCACGAATATCACTACCAACTACACCCGTATAATGCTTAGCAATGAACGCAGTAACTAACGCATGATGCCCACCTTTCACCCCTGCGCAAATTGTGCGTAAAGGTTCATCAATAGGCATACATCTTGGGCTAGATGCATTTGCACACTCAGTAAGTACTGGGGCAACGCTTTTAACCTTATCCATTGGAACAATAAATGGTTCTGGATTATTGATCACATAACGGACTAAACCATTTGCTATACGGCGACAAGTTGCCTCAACTAGAGGTTTCTTACGAGTAAAAATACTTGGGCAAGGAATTGACCAATCTATGCATTCTGCAGTGATTCGCCATGGTTTTAATTTCCCAGTTTTAACTGCTTTGCTATCTGGTGCAGCATGCGTAGGCTTGGGCCAAACTATAGGAAAGTTGTCACGGCGAGCAACTAGAAAAAACCGTCTTCTTAGAGTTGGAGATCCGTAATCCCGAGCACTCATTACTCGCCATTCAACTTTATAACCTTGATGACGTAATGCATTAACAAAGCACCTGAATGTTTCACCTTTGTGCTTTTTACTCGGGAATCCATCTTTTCCTAATCTGCCCCAAGTTTTGAACTCTTCAACGTTCTCGAGCATGATTATACGTGGTCGTGTAAGGTCAGCCCATCTAAGAGCAATCCAAGCTAAACCACGTATTTTCTTTTCAACCGGTTTTCCACCTTTAGCTTTAGAAAAGTGTTTGCAATCTGGACTAAGCCAAACCAATCCTACAGGCTGATTGTTTGTAACTTTTACAGGGTCAACATCCCAAACATCCTCACAGAAATGACGAGTATTTGGATGATTAGCACGATGCATTGCAATTGCTTTAGGATCGTGGTTAATAGCAATATCAACTGGACGGCCAAAGGCTTTTTCTAAGCCAGTTGATGTTCCACCACCACCTGCAAAATTATCAACAATCAATTCATGAGGTAATAAGTTAAGGTTGAGGCACATATTCATAATGCACCACCATTAACTTTTTTTAATCGTTAGTAAAACAGTGAATAACTGCCCTGCAGAATATTTAAATTCTTTAACTTCAGTGCACTCAACTAAAAAGCGATGTTCACCGAAATTAACTCTACTTCCTGGTCTATCATGTGTATAACGGCTCCAACCTTCAGGTATTGGATCACAGGAAAAATGCCCATAGAATTTTTCAGGTCCACATTTAATGCTACAAAGGGGTTCAGCTACCCAAAAAACTTGATTGAGAAATTTTTTTCTCGCACGAAATTGATTGTTTTCCCCTTCCTTAATTCGCATATTTACCGCTATTTCGCATATTTCCCTATCGCGGATTTTTTTAGCTTGGTTGCGGTCAACGATGAGTTTATTTTTCATATCGCTCACCCATCCAATCCAATTAATTTCTTGAATTCAGAAATCACATCTACCAGCATTTTTTCGAGGTATACGTAATCAGGATTTAATTTGGATGGCCCACTTTCCCAAAGCCAGTCTTCACCAAACAGTTCACACATGATTGATCGGTCTTTAAAAGTGAGCTGGTCAAAGAAATTTGAAAAACATTCGAATTCAATTTCTTTAAGGTGTTCATAAAAATTTCTAAGATCTTTTTTGGAAATTGCGCCACTTGATCGACCATCTTTTAATTCAGATAGCTTATTGATAGCTATGTATTCAATTACTTCATTACCATCCTCAACATCTACCCACTTTTCAATAAGGTTTATTAATTCAAAAATCACTGTTCAGTCCCTACCTCAAATCGTAAATCTAAGAAAGCTTGGTTCACTGGACCTACATAACGTGACCAGCCAAAGTTTTCTTGCCAAAACCACCAATTGTTCTGCTCGTCACGCTTCCACGGCGTTCCCTCAGAATCAGTGTGATTGGTTCCTAACGGCCAAACCTTTTTTTCTGAAGTCATGAAATCTCCTTTTGTGCATTGAATGCACGATCTAGAAATTTCTCTTCATCGGTTTGAGTGTTTACGATTTGATGCGGGGCATCTTGATTAATAAGACAAGTTGAGCACTGTTCTTCTTTAAAATCAGTGCATTTGCCTGAGCAGTGATGATTTGCTAAATTACTCACGTTCATTCTTCCAAGGGTTTGAACAGCCATAGACCATTTCCTGTTGGCGCAGGGAGTGGTTTTTTATTTCCAGCTAAGTAGATCAAGCTGGACTGATTTATCACTAGCATTTGTATGCCGCGATTTTTCGGCCCGTAAAGGCACTAATTCGAAGGTATCTCTGGTATACCCGTTATCTTTTGACCCACAAAAAACATTTCTGAGAAACTGGTATTCGGATTCAGCTTCTGAGACTTTTCTAGTGCAAATGTTTTTAATTACCTCGAGAGAGCTTTTACCTGCCATCTCACCTTCTACTTCTGAAATCTTTTTCTTACACATAGAACGGATGAGATTAGATAAGGAATTCTTGCCTTCTAGTTTGGCAATCCATTCCATCTTTGCTTTTTCTTCTAAAGTTAATTTCGATGATGCATTTGCAAGAAGTTTTTCAGCCATGGTTATGCCTCATACATTCCTAAAATTGGTTTTTATGCAGATCGATTTAATTGTTTTGTCTTGGATTCCTCATATTCTCTTTTCTGTTCAGAGGCAACTAACGCGTCTAAAGCAACACCTTTGTTATAAGCAACTTCTTTTTGTTCGCCACTTGCAATTTTTGAAACAGAACTTTGAGAAATCCCAGTTCTTTCTGAGATTTGCTGTTGAGTCAAACCTCGACTATTTGAAAGGTAAATAACCTTATCTTGAATATTCATGCACATATAAATGCCTCCGTGTTAAGGCATATTTTTATTCACTAATGAATAGTTGTCAATACATTAATGAATTGTTTCACAAAAAATATTCATTTTTGAATAAAATTAGCTATCCATCTTGGAGTTGGAAAAATGCACCTTCAAAAAAACGTTAAGTACCTGTTAAAAAAATACAGCACTACTACTACAGGTCTTAGTAAAAAGTCTGGAGTACCACAACCTACACTTTTTCGTTGGGAGAATGGGCAATATAAAGAACCAAAGATATCTACCGTTGAAAAATTAGCCTCTTGGGCAGGCTATGATGCCAATACACTGCTCAATAATGACTTAGAAGCCATTGATAATATTAATAATGATTTAGATGAATTGGTGTTAGATAACAATGTAAATCTATCAAATAAAATCAAATTAGATGGAGAGCAAATTCCAGTTATTTCTTGGGTTGCAGCAGGTTCATTTACAGATGTTCAAACAGTATTGAAGGACACTGAAGTACTTGAATGGCTTCCACCAATGAAGAAAGCTGGAAAAAATGGTTATGGACTTATTGTAACTGGTACATCAATGTTACCTAAATTTGAACCAGGTGATCGAATATATGTAAATCCAGACTACCCAGTTTTTGATTTAAAAACCAATGATTTAGTTATTGTTTCTTGTGCTGGTGATACACAAGCTACATTTAAGAGATTAATAATTGAAGATGGAGAAGAAAAATATTTAGAGCCACTAAATACTAAATGGCCTGAACAAATTATTAAGCTAACAGAAGAATGTAAGTTGGTTGGTAAAGTCGTTGGTATGCATAGAGAGTTTTAAGGATAAATAAGATGTTGAAAGTAACTGAATTTCAAGGAATTAATACTGTTTTAACAACTTTTGCAGAAGAAGTTATAAAAACTCAACCTGAATTAGCTGCTAATATTCTTTTAAATATTAAAAATATTTCTAATGAACACCATCCGTTAGTTGAACAATCTTTCATCTTAGATAATTTTGAAAACCATGATTTAGCATCTTTAAATATAAAAGAAGCTTTAAATAGTTTTAATCATGAGTTAGCAAGATTAATGATTTTGACTAAAAATAATTTGATCAAAAACTAAAAATGATTGGATTCCGTTCAATTGAATGTTAACCCTTGTAAATACATGTAAATATATACGAAATACTCAGTTTAATACTGGGTATTTTTTTGCCCTAAATAAATCATATTGGTTGTTTTATATACAATTAATTCATTAGTGAATAATTTGTTGTTGATTTAATCTATTCATTGATGAATAATAATTTCACCAACACATCTCATGGTGAATAAAAAATGAGTACATTACGCTCTACAGATTGCGAAGAATTTATTAATGACATCGATGGCGGTGCCTTTGCAAAACAACTTGGCTATGCAGTTAGCAAGGTTGCAAGTGCTGCTGTTGATACACAAAAAGTCGGCGAGATCACAATTAAATTAAAGTTCTCTAAAGGCGTTGGTCACAACAACGTTACTGTAGAGCACAAACTAATTTCAAATGCCCCACTCCCAAAAGGTAAAAGTGTCGAAGAACACGGTGACAAAACACCTATGTATGTAAACACACGTGGTGATGTATCGCTTTTTGCTAAACACACTGACCAGCTTTTTGAAGAAAAAGCTTAATTTTTAAAAACTTTTTATCTCAACTAAAGGAAAGACCTTCATGTCTGAAAAAATCGAAATCGAAAAATTTTTAGGTTTAGCTAAACCTGTAATTCCACTTGAGCGTGGTCAGCTTGTAGCGTTGCATCATGACTATAGTGTTATAGCTGCTGAAAAATTTATGGATGCTCGCTTCCGTCCTCATGGTGAATTTACTACACCAACATTTAACGACTTTAAAGATTTTGTAGTTGCAGAAGGCGGTAAAAATACACCAATTTTTGTTAATCAAAATGACATGAAAGCTATTGCAGTTCTTAACTTCCATGGTGAAGGACAAGCCCAAGGCCATTGTGACTACTTAGCTTCTTTATGTTTAGAATCAACTGTTGTATGGAAAAAGTTGAATCAACTTAAAGACCATAAATTAGATCAACGCAACTTTGCTGTTTTCATTGAAGATTGGGCTCAAGTACTTAATGCATTTGATGAAAATAATAATGTCATTGATATTAAAGATGCCCTTGTTGCAGTACGAAATATGCAAATTGAAGCATCGACTACTAGTAACGCTGAAGTAGAAAACACACGTCAGGTTCAATCTGAAATGGCCCAAATTGCAGCGTCAGCTAAAAAAGGCGTATTACCAGCTTATTTCACCATCCAAGATTCAGCTTACTTAGGTCTTGCAGAACGAGAAATCAAATTACGTTTAATTGTGAATAGCACTGGCAGCACACCTCAGTTTGCCATTCAAATTGTCAAAGAAGAGTTATTACGTAATGAAATTATTGAAGATTTCAAAGAAAAAGTAATAGCTTTACTTCCTGAGAACCCTGTTCGAATCGGGTCATTTAAATCTTAAGAAATAAAAAAAGCCCTGAAAACTTTGGACGGCTATCGGGGCTTTTTTCAACCAATACTACGTAATCGTCAAAAGGTGAACTCTCATGGATCACTACAAAGACAAAGTTATAGACGAACAAGGCTTGATTAGCGTTTCGGAGGCGTTACGAGCTATGGCTTGTGGTCGTGTTATTCAATGTTCAAGTAAAGACTTTCCAAATTGGAAGGACATGGAAATCACAAATATTAATGCGAAAAATTTAATTGATGAAGAGCGCATTAATAAAAACGGCTTTAAGTACAGATATAAACCTTCGCAAATGTCTGTAAATGCTGAGCTAACAAAAATGAAAAAGCCTCAATGACTTTGGACGGCTATCGAGGCTTTTTCTACCAATACTGTACGTATAAAGGCAAATTATTATGAATCAGAAATATATAAACAGTCAATCTGCCCCATCTACACCTATTTGTTTCGTGCCTGAACTTAGCGGGAATAAAACAAATAAACCAGCTACTTCTAAACTTTATCAGCATCCATCAGCAGAGGATCTAAAGTTTAAAAAAGATAGTAAATGGCCGTATGTTTTATGCTTCCTTATATTTAGTGCATTAGCTATTGCTTTCCTTTATGCATGTGATGCAGAGGCTCAAGTGCGTGAGCAGAAGACGCAACATTGGCAACAACAATTTAACTCAGGCGAACCTGTTGATGTTCAAGTACATGTAGTTAAATTAGGTGGTGCACAATGAGAACAAACTATTTACGAGGATCTAAACGTTACGAAAATAATCTGAATGGTCAAGTAAACCATAAATCAACTTTCCGTGAATTCGTAGGGAAGGATGAAGAACATGGTTTATACAAAGTCCGTCTTGGCTATACAGTTTATGCTGCAAATCACACTTTAACTCGTGTTTATACGGTTAATGAAAACAATGAATTAACTCCTGTTTCACAATATACGTTAAATACAAAAGAGTGGATTTTACGAAATCTAGAAACCGAAATTAAATATCGTAGAGGACGTGAATTAGGTCAAATTCTTCAAAAAACGCACATACCTTCCCCTGACCGAAAAGCTTACAAAATTCGTCGAGGTTTTCTTGGTACACGCTAGTTGGGGATATTTATGTTAGTTATTAAATCTTTTCGTGTGATTTATGGTACTTGTCCAAGATGTACTAATGACAAATGCACTTTAGGTGTTAGTCATTCTGGCTCTGGTGCTCAATGGGAATGTCACAACTGCGGCTTTTGCTGGCCTAAAAGTTAAATGGTGCGTGATCAATGAAAGCAATTATTTTAGATACGGAAACCAACAAATTAAATGGTTATCCAATTGAAATCGCTTATGCGCCTTTTAGCTTAGAGAATGGTCAATTGTTAGTTCTAAAAGATGAGGTTTTTAACCGTTTCTATTCTTGTCCTGAACCGATTGATTTAGAAGCAATGGCTGTACACAACATTATTGAAGCGGATATTGAAGGTCAACCAAGTTGTGAAACATTCCGGTTACCCGAAGGTGTTGAATTCATTGTCGGCCACAATATTGATTACGACGTAAAAGCTCTAAATAAATGTGGACCAGCAATTAAGGCAAAGACTATATGTACTTTAGCTTTAGCAAGGGACGTATGGCCTGATTTAACAAGTCATAAATTGGCTGTTCTGTACTATTTCGTAATGAGTAACCGTGAAGAAGCACGCAAGCATTTAAGACATGCACATTCAGCACGGGCGGATGTTTATTTTACTGGGATTATCCTTATAGCTCTAATTGAACGACTGGGAATTAAAGACCTTAATTCTTTATATCTTATGTCTGAAGCAGTTCGTTTACCCAAAATAATGACTTGGGGTAAACACAAAGGAACACCTCTTAAAGAATTACCGCGCCCATATATCTCATGGCTACTGAATAAAGAAGACCTTGACCCACATTTGCGTAAAGCGCTTCAAAATATTTAAAGGTTAGCAACTATGAAACCTACTCTATTTACGCCTGAAACATGGGCGGAGTTTACCCAACAACTCAAAAATTCTTGGGAAAATGATAACGCTGGTACAGATTCACCTATTTTCGTTGTTCAATCAAAAAATATTGTGTGGGGTTTAGACCCTGCAAGCGATTCAGTTGAAATTACGAATATTGTAGATGTAGATCAGGAATCAAAATATAAATCAGTTGAAGAGTTTTTTGATTCACTAAAAGCTGCAGAAAAACATGATTTAAATGGATTGGCTATTGATGAAGAAGATGAGCTTTTCCTCGATGTAAAAGCTTCTACTCAAATAAACATTTTATCTGATTGGAATGAACGCAATATTCATATCTGCCATGGTAAATATTTTTGGGAAGATGTTAATTGCCATCTAACTCGTTCAGCTGCAGATGCATTTATTAAACGTAAATCGCATGATTTCGGTGAGTTGCGGGTATTTGTTAAGTCACTTTATTGGTGTGAGGAGTTTAAGAATTTACTTAACGCAATTATTAGCGGTGAAGTAGGTTTGACAAGTATAGATGACGACAACATCCTAAACGTTTTGGGACCAATTGAACCCAAAGCAGATAAAGAAATTAACTCAACTCAAGCAAAAAAATCTGCGAAGAAGGCCAATAACAAAGAGGAAAATTGGACTCGTTACCATAATGACAAACCTGTTGAGTCTCCTTTAGCTGGCCTTATTGAAAAGCTAAAGAAAACTAAAACTGCAGATGCAGCTAATAGTCTCATTGAGGAAACGAAAGACTGGTCTTCTGAAGATCAAAAATCTTTTTTAACTGAGTTAAATAAACACTTAGTCATTATTGCTGGTCAATCAAAAGAAAATATTTCTATTGGGGAAAAGATCAGACAAGCAAAGGACCTGACTACATTAGATGCCCTTGAAATTGATATTTCTGAAGCTGATGAACGTATTCAAGAACGTCTAATGGAGCTGGTTGTAAAAAGAAGAAAAGAACTTGAGGTTGAAGGTAACTTTTTATTGGAGTCGCCTCAATGATTCAAATTTATAACAGCAAAACTAGAACATTTACTGTGATCGGTAAACGAACCCAAGTTTTCTTAAATATTTCACTTAATGAAACAGAAGCTTTGCTCTTCAAAGCGAAACTTAAAGATTCTATTTGGAGAATGTAAATGATGCGTAACATCCCAGACTCTTTGTCGCTTCCGTTCACAGTATGGATGTGTGAAAACGGATTTTATCCATCTCATAAAAATGGATTCATGGTTTTAAAACGTGGCAAAGAAGTAGCAAAGATATCAATGAATGAAACAAAATATGGTTTCCCAATGAATGATATTTGCCAAAAGAAATTTGCCTCGTTCTGCAGAGCATGGATGAACAGAGATAAACACTTTATTGAACAATTACGTTTGCGTGGTTTAGCAAGATTAAATCAAAGAAGTTATCAGTTGGTGGCGTAAATGGAACAGGAATATAAAGGGAACATGAACTATCCCTTTCAAGACCATATTGTTCTAAATATGGAGGAAAATATTGTTAATTTTCCAAGCTCTAACCTACGTAAGTGCCAGCATATACAAGTCGAAATTGATAGCAAGGCTTTAGAACTTATTTGTATGAAATGCAAGGCAAAAGTTAATCCCGTAATCTGGATTAAAGATACTTTGAAATATTGGTCAAGACAACAAACTCAGATAACAGAGCAGAAAAAGCAGATTAAAGAAGATCTTGATGAGCTCAAAAAGCGGGCTCGTACTAAGTGTCAACACTGCCAAAAAATGACTGCTATCAATCTGAAAAATTATAAATTTTCAATTATTGGATGACCTATATGAAAGATGTTAATACAGAAATTACTCCGACTTTATGGTGCGTAAATATTCCTGAAGAACCTGAATCTAGCCCCATTTTACATCCGGTACCTACTCAAAAAATTGGTAAACAGCTTGTTTACCGACTTAAGAAAGAAGCCTTACAAGCTTTTCCAACAGTCGGTCAATGCATTGCTGATGCTATTACTTTTGAGGAGTGGCAAGGAAGCAAAGAAGACCATGAAAAATATCTTCAAGACAACAAAAACTGGTGGTTAGAGACAACTTTTTTGGGTGAAGGCGGATGATAGATTTGAATAAGGAAAGAGTGGCATTTGAAGAAGCTTATTTGAGTGTTGGTGGTAAACAGCGTGAACTTGAATTTGAAGGCGGAGAGTATACAAATTCAAAGTCACAGCTAGGTTGGGATTTATGGCAGATAAAAGCCAAAGTTCAGGAAGTAGCATTACCTGAAAAAACACGAGCAGTAACTTTAACCTGCGCCGAACTGAAAGATGCCTTTGATTTTGGAGCCCCTGATGGTGAGAAAGATCAATTCCAGATGGAAACTGAAATGACCATCAAATGGCTCCAAGATGGTTATGACGGTGAAGGATACTACTGTTGGTATGCTGATTTACCTGAGGAAGGTTGCATTAAGTTGGGTGTTAGCGAATCGGGA